TTGTGAATTCATATCATGAATTTTCAGAAAGCGTAAAAAGCGGGATATGGTATCCAACTAAAGATTTAGTACCAAAAGCGAAGGCTTCAACTAAAGGGGCATAATAATGCTCACTGTTAAGCAGTTTGTAACACAATGCTACAGGACTATTTCTGCTAGCAATCCAACTATTCCGCTTCATGGCGACGACTTGTCGTTAGGCATAACGATTTTAAACCAATTGTTAAATTCTTATGCCTCATCTGGCTTACTAACAACCATAGCCACTACATATAGTATTCCTCTGTCTATCGGACAACAAGATATAGTATGTGGACCATCTACATATATGCCGACGCCAGACATTCCTCTAGGTCGTTTATCGAATTTGGATAGCGCGTGGTTGTTGCTTGATGGCGTTACATATCCATTGATTGATGAATCGAGAGATGTTTTTTTAGCATCTTGGAAATACGATCCACTCCAAGGATTGCCTAGATTCATCATCAGCTTTCCTGATACTGAGATTGTGACTCTAAGACTTTATCCTTCGCCGTCACAATTCTTTGAATTCTTTATTCGCGCCAAATTTCAGCTTACCAATTTAACAAGCGCATCTGTTCTTGATGGATTGCCTGATTATTACATGAGATTTTTCCTTTTAGCTGTAGCTAGGGATTTAGCACTTTATAAATCTAGGACAGAGGCTTGGACAGATAAATTAGAACAAAGATATCAGGAGACGCTTAAAGACATAATTGCGGCGTCTGAAGTAAACGTATCTATAACGGGCGATAGAGAAAGTTTATTAAATGGCTCCTGGAGAGTGAAAGCAGGGATTTAATGGCTATACAACCTCTACCAATTTTCTCGTACTTCAACAGACAGCGGTTCCCACAATTTGGGTGCATGGACTGTGCAAACTGGTACGGCATCGCTGTTAATGATACTAAGAAAAAACAAGCCCTTTATCCTACGATGGGTCGCCAACATATAAATACTTTTGGCACTAATAAACTAGTATATGACTCTGAGCCGCGTTATTTATTTAAAACCGTCAATTATGCGTACACCATTTTAGGCACATCAGTCATTCAAATTGATAAATTTTGGAATGAAAAAATCATTGGAAACGTCCCTTTTGGTGCTGTTGTTTGGGACGCTTTCTTGCCTGTTGGGGGCGTAACGTATGCAATGATTACTGCTGAAACAGCCATTTATGTCATAACTGAGAATGGCTCTTCGGTCAGCTTTGATAAGGTGACAGACCCAAATGCGCCTGCAAATCCCTATTTTATTGCATCTTTTGGCAATAGATTTGTGGTTAGCAATAAGGACACAACGGATTTTTATTTGTCACAATTAAACCTGGGCGGAACTTTTAACCCGGCCACTTGCTTTACTACCAACGGTTCTCCTGTATTTAACAGGGCCTCTGGTGTTATTGGACAGATGGGCGTCCTTCACAATCAACTTTATATTTTCTGTGATTACACCACTGACGTCTGGGCTAATATTCCATCCCAAATTACTGTGGGGAGCTCAACAGTTCAATTCCCATGGAGAATCAATTCATCTTACAATTTTGATTACGGGATATCAGACCCATACTCCTTGTCGATTGACTTTGGAATGATGGTTTGGTTGGCTAACAATGTGTCTGGCCTACAAACATTTATGGCCTCCACAGGCCAGCAGCCTATGGATATTTCATCGCAAGCAGTCAACGTGCTCATTGAAAATTCTATAAATCCATCTGGCTTAAGCCCCTTCATTACAGGCCCCGCCGATGGGTTTTTATACCAATGGGAAAACTCACTGTTTTATAGAATATCAGCAGGCGATTATATCAATTATGGCGATTTAGATATCAATGCAAATGCCCATGCCCTTGAATATAACTTTGCAACAAAAACGTGGGGTAGAGTTATTGAACTAAACGGCGAAAGAAATAGAATCAAGAAACATGTCTATTTTAACAATACACATCTAGTCACTGTTTCAAAAGACGGCGCAATATATCAGATGGCCGGAAACATCTACAGTAATGAACTAAGAACGCCCGGAACTGGCAAGCAAGACCCCGACGCATTCACAAAATATCCATTCAGATATGAGCTCACCACTGAGCAAATTTTTATGGAAGATTATTCAGAGTTTTTAACAGACTATATCGAAATAGACTTTGTTTTTGGACAAACAACTTCGTATCAAAGCACCGCTCCTTTTTTGAACACACAGTTTCTTATAGCAGAAGAGGCAGCACCAGACGGCTCTCCTAAATATTTGATTTCAGAGCAGCAAATCGGCGGAGAAGATGTCTTTTTAATTGATGAAGTGGGAAATTATCCAACTTCCAATGATAATACATATAACGCTCTTTATAAGCCCCACATCGAATTATTATATTCAGACGATGGAGGCATAAGCTTCCTATCCGCAGACGTCCGAGAGTTTTCGCAAGTTGGACAATACCAATGGCGTATGAGATGGTATGAATTAGCAACATCAAGAAATCGTGCCTATAGGCTTATCGCGGTTAGTGTCGATCCAATAGTGATTTTAGGTGGTGTTCAAAACATCAGACGAGCTAGCGGGGGCGCAAATTGACAGATGTGTTTTTAGATAGAATCAATGCAGCACCTATTGAGGCCGATAACTTCTCTTTTGATTTTATATCTTGGATATCTACTTTCGTAGATACAATGAACAGTATACTTGATGATATTCAGATATCTTTGAATTCCAATGACGATGGCATCATTGTCCCTCAATTTACGACTGCAGAAATAATCACTTTATCTGCAACGGCAGATGATGGGACGTTGTGGTATTGCACCGATTCGTCGCCACCAAATTTTGTAGGCAAAATTAATGGTGCTTTAAGACAATTTACTACTTCGGCTTTTCCATAAGAGGGAAGATATATTATGAGCATGTTTTCAAGCTTTTTTAAACCCGGCAGAGCTTATGCAAAAGCGGGAGACCAATTTCAAAATTATTACAATCAGTCCCAAGATTTTTTGAGACCGTATCATCAAAATGCACAAGAAGCTTATGGTCACCTATCGGGCGCTATGCAAAATCTTTTGAATCCTGAGCAGCTACATAGCCAATGGGCTCAAGGGTATGAAATGAGCCCCTATGCTCGAATACAACAAGATATGGCTAGAGAAAACGGGCTTAGTGCCGCATCATCCATGGGACTCATGGGCTCATCCGCAGCTCTTCAGGCTTTGCAAAACGGAACGTCTCAGATCGGCGCAGCTGATAGAGACAATTATCTAAATAACTTGATGCAAAAATACCTCAGTGGGGCGCAACTTGCCCAAGGAATTTATGGGACGGGCGCAAGCGCGGCAGGACAGTTGGGTCAGAATGCTATGAATATGGGACAGAATGCAGCCCAAATGACTTATGGGCAAAATGCGGCTGGTGGAGATTTATTTGGCAAACTGTTGGGTTCTGCTATCGGAATGGCAGGTTCAGCTCTTGGTGGCCCAATAGGTGGCGCTCTGGCTAATCGATTTATAGGCCCATGGGGCTCAACCGGAGGACAGTAACTATGGCAGGAATTCCTCTACCTGGGTTGCCTGGAGATTCCTTTCTTAAAGGGGTTGATACCGGATCGTCCATGTTCTCTCGTATGATTCAACCTGTGATTCAGCGAGAACAATTGGCTCAACAATGGCAGCAACATTTGCAACAAAAAGCGTTGCAAGAACAGCAACTCGAGCTTCAAAGGCAACAAGAGCAAAGACTTGCCAGTATGACGCCTTACCAAATAGCACAGATGGAAGCTGCTGCATCCGCAAATTACGCAAATGCAAATTTGCATAATTACCAGTCTAATCCCGAAGCACAAGTTGATTTTATAAAAATGCTGAGCCAAATTGGAGGATCTCCAAATATACAAGGGATGCAATCAGAACAGGATGGCGAGAGCAATATTCCAAACCCGTTTGTTCGTGGAGCACTTAAGAAGTTCCTTGGTGTTGACCCATTCGAAGATGAGGCCGATTTTCAAAGTTTCGTAAAAAAAGAAAATTTTAAAAACAATGTGTCTCAAGAAATACCAACAAATAGCACAATCACTGCAAACCAAAGTGTTGTGACGGCAGCAAATACTGTCCTTCCTGTTCTTGAAAAACTTGCCGCAGGAGAAATTCCTGGCAAGGTTGGTGGTCTTTTTAGTGCAGATAAAAGAGCAAATTTTGGTGCGCTATCTTCTTTAGCCACAGATGAGCTGATGACGATTTTCAACCTTCCTAGTACTGCTGCATCTGTTGAAATGGTCCACGAGTTAGTTACTCCAAGATTTAATGAAAGTACAGAAAGCGTCAGGAAAAGAATAAAAGATTTGATAAAACGAGTAGAACATAAACGCGATCAGTCACACAATTTGATTAAAAACAGAAAGGTCACGATTGAAGATAATAAGCATGGAATAGAAAATAAAAATAAAAATAAAATAGTAAAAACATATAATCCTGATACTGATGAGGCTGAATAATGTCAGACTTTATTGAAAGAGAAATGCCAAATGGAGAAATATGGAAATTTCCGTCTTCAATGGGCGAAGACAGAATATCTGACGCAATTGAGAAAAACTTCCCTGGCACGATGATGCCTGCCAAGCCAGAATCCCTGAAAGATAAAATTTTAAGGTATGGAATAAAGAGACCATTATCAGGCATAGACAAATTTGCAACTAATTTATCCATGGCGCCACTAGATTTTCTATCGCAATTTAGTACAGATATAGAAAAAAATAGAAATAAATATCTGAAAACGCCTGTCTATGAAAATATAGAAAAAGATTTAAATCTGCCTCAAGTTAAAAATTGGGGAGATATATTGGCTGAAGAAGCATTGCCGATGGGCCTATCTATGATCCTTCCATCTGCCAATATAGGAAGGGCTGGTCAAGCCATAAATAACATCCCTAAAGCGGGTCCATTTATTAACAGGATGGTTTCTGAAGCACTACCTCAAATGGGACTTTCTGCAATTGAAGCAGAAAGGGGGCATGGGGGCAATCAAGCAGCTTTAACTGGTCTTTTTAGCGCACCATTTTCAGCTGCATCACAGTTATCTTTGTCTACAAAACCACGAATACAAAAACTCGCTTCAAATTTACTTGGCGGCGGGAGTGCTTTTGCAACTGAACTTGCCTTGCATGAGGCAGGGGCTCCCGAGGGCATATCTGTTCCTGCAGCTATAGCGATGGGTTTTCTTGGAAAAAAGGCGGCCGGGACTGAAGCCATGATGATGCAAGAGCTTGCCGGAGGAAAAGATTGGGCAAAGGCCAAAAAAAGACTCGAAGCTGCAGAAAGAATAGGACTAGACTTTTTAACCCCTGAAGAAGCATTTAATAGTCCATTCTTGGCTAGGCAACAAGGAAGGCTTGGAAAGACAGAGGAAGGTTCCGAACTTATGTATGACAAGTTCCAGAAGAGGGTCGATTCTGAAGAACAAGCCATTAATAAACTATTAAATACTATCCATAATCCTGAAATTATGACTCCTCAAGCGCAATCATTATATGCAAAAGCATATCCTTCTGAATTTTTCCCATCCGATTCTTTGGGAACTGAAGTGATAAGAGACGCCATAAAAACAATAACAAATAAACCAGCTTATAAAGACAGGCTAAAAGATACTCCAATAAACACGCTTGGTTTTTGGGATTTAGTGAAAGAAAGCCTGGATGATGCCATTAGTTCTGCTGAAAGTGCTGGGAACCTTCGTGAGGCTAGGATAATTAAGGGAACAAGAAAAGATCTATTAGATGAAATGGATCTTGTTGGATCTTACGAAAACGATCTTGGAAAGATAACCTCTCCATATAAAGAGGCGAGATCTTTGGAAGAAAGAAAATTTACGAGACAAACTTTACAAGATGCGTTCGACAAATCAGACATAAAATCTGGCCATGCTTTTTATAAGGTTTTGAACAGTAAGAAAGGATTTGACGATCTCATGCATCACTTAAGAGATGTACCAGAAGCGCAAACAACCCTGAAAGATATGCGCGAGTTGTTCAAGGATTTTAGAAAAGAATCCACAATCAATAAAGTTCGTGGACTAGAACAAGTCGGAATGAAGCAAGATAGAAATAATCTTGCTGCAATGTTACATTTTCTTGAAGATAAACTAGCAGGTGGCAAGCATGACAAAGAAGCCATTGAATTTATTACTGATAAAAATTGGGCAGATAGATTAAGAAAAGTAAATAAATTATCAAAAGGTCAAATAAAAGCAGCAAAAGCCATTAAGCGATATGGGAAGCCATTATCCCAGTTTACACCTGCTTATATTCTAGAAGAGGAATAAATGGTTTTTATTGATACTTTTCTATCGACAATCGCGACTCATGACAAAAAGCGTGTACCAAAACAAAACTATAATAATAGACCACATATAAGTTAGCCATTTGGTTAAATATAAAGAAACAGTATAACATCAAAAAACAGTGATAAAAAGCGTAAATACAACGAAAAAAGGGAACAAAACTAATGAATTCAGGCCCATTGTACGTAAGAGGCGCCAACCCAATCTGGTATTTTGTTGACCTTTCGGGCGTTCAATTTGACGATACTTTTTATATGTGGACTCTTCAAAATGAGCTACCATATTTGCCTCAGGCGGTCTATAAATATCCGGACAGTACTCCATGGACAGACCCGATTCAATGTCTAGCAAATGGCACATTTCCTGATAACATTTACTTTGATCCTACCCTTACGTACCGTTTAGAATTTAGAAAAAACCTCGGTCTGAATCCACCCTCTCAAAATGACCCTTTAATTTATGAGGTCAACAATTTTAACCCTTCAGGGAATGGCGGTGGCCCTATTGATGTTGGTGGCGTTTTTACTGAAAATCAGATTTCGAATGCTCAGTTTGCAGAGATAAATTTTAGTTCTGGTTATACATTATCAGCTACAAATCCTCCCCCCATTGAGATTGCCCCAGACTGGCTTTTGACGCTTTCAGGGACGGGCACATTAGCAATTGATAGGGTACCGCTTAATTCGGCTACTCCTACGCCAAGTAATGCCCCATATGCCCTTAGATTAACAATGACGGGATGGTCAGGAAATCCGGTATTAAGTCAAAAGTTAGATCAAAACGGTGTTCTTTGGGCCAACAAATATGTCGCATTGGCGTTCACCGCTCGGGTCGAAGGTTCTAATCAAAACGTTACTGCGCAACTCATTGATTCCCAGGGAACGATTCTGGGCGTTTTCTCTACTGACACCATTACAAACAGTTTTACTGAATTTACTGGCAACTTATTACTTCCCGCAAGCACCAATACTGATGTTCCGCCTGATGCGTCCATTACTTTAAAGCTAGCATTGCCTGCAACGACAGACATTTATTTAACCAGCTTTCAATTAATTGCATCAAACACAGCTGTAAACATTGAATATGACCAAGACACGATTGAAAGACAGATGGACCATTTGTTCCATTACTACAATCCATTATTGCAATACATGCCAATTCCGTCTTACTTGGTTGGTTGGGACTTCCCGAATAATCCAGCTCAATGGGGAGAAACTTATACGGCCGCAGCATTAGGCGCCAACAAATCAGACTATATATGGGATCAAACGATTGTCTTTAGTGCCCTGACATCTGGTGTTAGTGCTGCTCGCGCATCAAGCGGGGCATTAAGACTTACGAGTGCTGCATCTGGCACCAATAATCTTGCGATGGTTCAATACATTGGTCAGGCTCAGGCTAGAGAGCTTCTTCAGGGCGACATGAGTGTTTATCTTGAAGGATTAACCAGCAATGTTGATGGTCTGGGAGGCACAGTCACACTATGGTACACAAAATCAACACTTCCAGATATTAAGCCCAGCTCATATTTGTCATTGGTTAGCGCCCTAGATAGCACTGGCTTTCCTACCTGTGGAAATGGCACCTGGATTCAAGTTGAAAGAAACAATTTCGGAAATGCCACCTTTACTCTTGGCAACTCAACAACCGCGTTTACTAATGTTTCGCTTTCTGGATGGTCATTGCAGGCTGCCAATGCAGGCGACCAGAACGCAGCCACATTCATGGCGATAGTCGTTGGATTTGCCCCCACCGCTCACAATGTCACTATTGATATGTTATCGGGCGCTTTGTGCAAGGGTAAAATTGCAACGAGACCTGCGGCACAAAGCCCGGGGAGTGCTCTTTTAGACTGTCAGCAAAACTATTGGAAAACTTTCCCACAAGGCGTTGCGCCTGCGCAAGCTGTTGGCATACAAACAGGAGAGTTTATTTTCCCTTGTGTAACGAAAGATACCCCCATACTTAACGTTTCATCGTCCATTTTTTATCCTGTATCAATGTATGCTAATCCAAGCATCACATACTACAACCCTGTAAATGCAAATGCGCAGGCTTACAATGAAACTGCAAGCAGTAATGCAGGCGCATTAACCACTTATATAAACACAAAGAACTCTTTAGTCATGACAATTCCTTATGGCAATAATAGTGGTGATATCCTGGGTGTTCATATAGTGGCCGATGCAAGATTTGGAACATTTTAATTACGGAGAATAATATGGCAATTACTTACAATAGCAATTATGATAGAACAATACCTTTCAGCGACGTTTGCGCCCAAGTTGCTTTATCAGCGCGAGTCGAACAAACCTATACTGTGCCTGGCACATCAACAAATCATTACACAGTAAAATTTTCTTACATATCAACATCAAATGTTTTTGTTTGCTTGAATGCCACACCTACAATACCGGTGGGCGATAGTGTGGGAACTCAGCAATATAACGAGTTTAGACCAGGCGATGATGGAAGCAATAGATATGTAAGAGGTGGGGATGTTATACATTTTATAACACCTGACACAGCGGCATACGTAGGTGTAAGGCTAATGTCCATACCTTCATAAGCGGGGATTGTTAGATGACGGTATATACCAAAAAGTTTAGTGAGTTCGTTACCGATTCAATGCCATCTTATGGTGACGTGGTAGTTGGTCTTCATTCTGGAATTAACACCCA